GATAACTAAAGTATTGTTTGCGCTCGGGTCATCATCAATCTGATACTGAATCGAGTAATATCCAGATCTATCTACCTTGGTTCCAAGCGCGGCGTCTGCAATGCTACAGCGCCACACATTGTGGTATATGGTGCCACTTGCACCTACTGGTATTCCTACGGGAAGAGGCTCCGCAAGAATTAGCTCATTGTTCGCATCGTCAAAATGACTAATACGAACAGCAAACTGCCCGAAGCCCGCAGCGTGCATATACCAGCCGCCCGTTCCCGTGCTACCGACTAATCCAGCAAACGCTGCGCTTGATAGCTCTCCAAGACTTACTCGATAGCGATCAGGCACACTTGAAAACGTCTGCTGTGCAGCCGAGCTCAGCGTCCTAGTAAGCGTAATTCCGTTTGCGTAAAATGTAACAGACACCGCACCGCTTGGATCTGGAAGAACAGAAGGCGACCATTCAAAGGTCGAGGCTTGCCCTAATTGCACTTGAAAAATCATCTACGTCGTGCCCCTTTCTTTTTTCGCTTTTTTGGTCTTGCTACTTCATTCGCTTGTCTTATGTCGGCAAGTGTACCACGTTGTAGGCGCAAGTCGGATAAAACTTTATCATCGTCAAGCACCGGCCTTACATCGTGTCTGCAATTATAGCCGCCGCCACTAATCCGAGGATGCGTTGCTGTTTGACCATTTCGAAGCTGGTTAAAGTCGCTTATCTTGAACGCTTTATTAACAAGCACATTACAAAAAGGTCTCGTAATTCTGTCATCGGGACCGATATATCCAATCAAAAACTTGTCGCCGTCTGGATCAATCGACTTGCGAACTGTTTCGTGCACAAACCTATCGGCTTCCGCTAACTGAGTTCGTGCTTCGGTCGTCGCCCGCGGAACGCTTGCAAGCTGCTCTTCGGCTATAACTTGAGCAACCTCCGCGATTGACATCTGACCAATATTCGCGACAATGCCTTGTCGTATTCGCACTGCCGCCGGCCGGTCGATAGTAGAACGCAACGCTTCATCCATTGTGTTTGTTATGTAAGAACCTATCAACGCTTCAGCCGCGACGGTATCAAGCGCACCTTTGGCAGCTATTCCTTGTGCTACAAGCGATTGTTCTGCAAGTCCCGCTAAATCACTCACGGCTCTTGTTAAAGCGTCCCTGGCAGCCAAACTACCGCTCTGAGCAATAAAGTCTTCGATGTCGTCAATATCTGAAGAAAGCACGACCGCTCGAACAGCGTCATCACCACTTACGCTTTGCAGAACTCTCTCGAAGTTTGTGCGACCGACAAGTCGCCCGTCGGAGCCGTCTGGTGGAAAGATGGATGATGGGTCTATTCCGAGTGAAGCAGCAATACGTCGCCCGATATTCTCAGCTAGTGCTTCTGCTAGATTTTCAAAATCTATTTCTGCTTGATCTTGTATTCTAGCCGAGGCATCAAGCGTACGCCGAAAGTTAGGCGGAGCCATATCACGCCTCTTCTGCTTCGATTGCCTTTAATGCGTTCTCAACAACGTCTGCTGGAGATGAGCTTAGAATTTCATCGGCCTCTGGAGTGCTTTTGATCTCAACTCCAACAATAGCCGAGGCTGCTTTCTTACGAATGGAAAAATGCAACCCAAGAGGCGGTGAAGGCTCGCCAACGGAGATAGGCTCTCCTTCGCCCGCACTCTCGGTTGCTGTGCTGCCGTCTTTTACAGGCTCAGGCTCCGAAACTTTCTTCCTTTTCTTTTTCTCATCCGATACGAGCGCAAGTGCATCCGGGCGCCCGTCACGTTTAAGAGCCGAAAGAATTTTCTTTGCCTTGTCGTCATCAAGCCAAGCAATCTCGCCATCTCTAACAAATGTGCCGCGACTGTCATGCACAAAGCGCACGCCACACAGCCTGTATTGCTTTAACTTTTTTGACATAGCCCTATCCTACTATCCGAGGTTATGTACGATTGTACCCTTATCAGTGTCAAGCGCAACACTTTCACAGAAATACTCTGCGATTGCCTCGAAATTTTGCGGCATAACGCCTGGCTCAGGTCCCATCTGCACGTCCATCTTCCCGATGAGCTTGCAGAATGCGCCAGCTCCATTAATGACTCGTGGAGTCTGACCGCTGCGAACGCTCATCTGCAATTCGCCAGCAGATCCAATCCAAAGTCTATCGGTTGGGAAAATGTAGGATTTGCTAGATGCTTGTCCGTGATTAGCGCTGTCTTGAATAGCGCCACTGATCACAACTTCGTCAAGCTGCAAGTATTCCTTAAGAACATTTTCAACGTGCGATAGAGGTGCCGCTGAAAGACCGTTAACCATCGCAACGCCCTTGGTGGCATCACCTACAACGGATCGACCAAGAATTGAAGCCTCACGAGATAGCTTTTCAGCTACCCGTCGACCCATGTAGATTGCGTTGATCGGAGCCGTAGACCGAAGTCGTGCATCTTGAATAAGGCTGCTCATTACTTCCATGAAGTCGGAAGAGGAGTCAAGATCTGTACCGCCCGACGCCTGCCAGTTAATCTCGGTCCAGCCTGCTGGATCACGATCTGGTGCAGCGTCAGCAGCAAGAGCCGTAAAGAATGCGGAGCAGTATCGCTCAAGCTTGACGTGCACAGCCATCATTGCGCGCTGAACCATCATTAGCTCTTCATCTTCGGACGACAGAAAGCCGTTCTCAAGGAAAGGCAGAGGGATAGTCGTGCGACCATCAAACTGCTTCAAGGCAAACTCTACTTCGCTGAAAGCAAATCGCTCAACGGTATCACGTGGAGCATTGATAGGCTTTGCGACAGATCCCTCAGCAGCAGCGCCGAGCAAATCTCTCTTGTTGCGAACGAGCAACTTGCCGTGAAGAAAGCCGGGGTTACCCGTAAGGTCGATTGCACGACCACGAGCAACGCCGCCTTCGGCAAGCCCAGGGATGCCAAAGATTTTTGGATATGCTAGCTGCATTCCAGCCAAGTCTGGGCTTGGATCAATTAAAGCATCCCGCAGAATGCTTTTAGGGTTCAAACTTTGATAATTAAGAGACATGTTTCAAATCCTTTTCTTCGCAAACTATGCGTCGTCAACAACCTTACCAGCAGCCTGGATCAGCTGAACCGTAATGAAATCACCTGCAGCAGCCGTTTCACCGGGCTTCGGTAACCACATTGCCCAAATAGGGTTCGTGTTACCGGCCTTCTTAGCCTTACCTGCATCACCACCCGAGCCGCACGTCAAACGACAGTCAACAGCTCCGTTTGCTGCGTCAAGCGCCTCGCCTGCAATAACACGCGCATACTGATCAAGAGCATACAAACGGATGCCGTCGCCATCGGCGTCGGCCTTTTCAGCAGCAACGCCTGCACAGTGAACAGCCGCACCGTCACCAACCTCTACCTTGGTTCCAGCTGCGTTATACTTTACAAACAATCCCTCGGCGATAGCGCCGCCAGCGGTCGCGCTTGCTTTTGGGTCTTCCAATGGAACATAAACTGCCATCTTTTAGTTCTCCTCTTTAGTCGCTGCGACAAGATCTGGTCGCTCAATTTTTGCCATTCTATGCGCTTCAATAAGGCTGGTGACCTTACCGTCAGCGATTAGTTCACGAGCCAAACGCGACAATTCAACACCCGCCTGCTCTTTTCCAATATTGGTCTTCGTGTCTACGCCAGCGGCATCGCTTCCAGCAGCATCACCAACACGCACCACATTCTCACCAGGAATTGCGTTGATAATTCCTACCGCAACCTCTGGTGCAGTTCGGCTTAACTCCGCAAGCTCACCCTCAACAACAAAGTCAGCAGGAACCGCGCCACGCTTCTTGGCTTCCGTTAGCGCAGTTTCAACGGCTTCCATCTTATCGGGCTCACCTCTTGCGATAATCGTCTGTCGTGCGAGCTCGGCTGTTTTTTCGTCATTGCTTAGTAAAGAAATTTTGAAAAATTCTCGTTCAACTTCACTTACATTATGCGAGTTAAGAAACTCCTCAACCTCTGCATCCTTGTCCGCAGCAAGCCGATTCAGTTCTTCGGTTCGGTACTTGTTTAATTCCTCGTTAACCCGTGCAAGCTCAACCGTAAGGGTCTCGAATTTCCGCGCAAGCTCAACGACTGGCGCATCATCTTCGAGCCCTGCCGCCGTAAAGATGGCGTTGGCTTCCTCGGAGCCGCGAGCGAGTAAAACATCAACCGCTTCTTCGGTGGTTTTCTCAGTCATTTCGACCCTTTCTGTTGTGGCGGTTGGCTCCGCCGGTTGTTGTATTTTGGACTCAGACTGTTCGTTGTCCAATTCGTTTTTTGTCCTTGATAGTGCGACAGGCTCCATACGGTCCTGACGCGGCAAAGTTGTAAGGCTGATCACGTCCATATAGGACTCGCCAAGCCTTTCTCCCGTGCTTGGATGATACGCAGGCTTCATTATTACTCTTGGAGATACACGAACCGCAGTACGCCCATCCTCGGTCATCGAGTCAAGCAGCAGTCTTTTACCAAGCTTTGTCCACTGCTTTCGTGCGTATATGCCACGACGGTATTCATCATAATAAACCGCCATAATCATCCCGTAAGGGCGACGGTCCGCGCCCTCTTGTGCACGCTGCCCGCCCTCGATTCCATGCTCAAAGCTAATCGGCACCGCGTGCCCTGCTTGAATCATTCGATCCGTTGTTCTAGCAATTTCCCGAGCAGAATCCTCGGTCATATTCATAATCATCTCGCCAGAATCGAGGTCGTACAATGTACCCAGACGGAGCACATGTAAGTCTTTGTTTTCCTCGCCCTCAACATCTTCTCTTCGGATCATTGGCGCAATCGTTGAATCCCTATCTCGGTACTCTCCAAGCGGGTCGCCCTCTTTTGGCTCAAATCCCATCTCTTCATCCTTGTACCCGTAGCCGAGCTCGGCTTCTGCTTCGTGCTCTGATTGACTCATTTCTTTCCGTTCCTCTTTAAGTTCAGCAGCCTTTTTCTTTATCCAAGACCGACCTCGGTCGTTCGCGTCACTTCCCCAAAGCAGCCAGGCAACATAGCCCGGCGTTTCAGCGTTCTTTAGGTTCCACCTTCTGCCGTCCTTTAGCTTTCGATCCGACTCGTGCCTTTCGAACCACGCGGCAGCCTTAATAATCTTCTCCTCTGACCACTCTCCTGACTCTGCACCGATAGTTGCCATTCGCACCGTAGTCGATACAAGCCCGCCTCCGCTTCGCCCGTTCTCGTGAAGTTTAAGACCCTTGCGCAGCGCATCACGAATATAACCCGGCAACCTTATCATTCTGCCCAGTTCTCTTGATGACTCCTTCTTCTTCTTTGAAGACCGAGGGTGCGCCTCTGGTAATAGGTCATTATCAGTTACATATCCCTTGCGTTTCGGCTTCCCTTTTTTAAGAAGATGAAGGAATGCGTTAACTCGCGCAAAGCCCCACTGCCCTCGTGTCATGCCCGGCCGGTGACTCTTACTAAATGCGCCCGCACCTCTTCGATAGACCGCCTTTAAAGCGCCAAGCGTAGTTCGCTTTGATGCTCGATCACCAACTTCATCATTATGCTCTTTAAGTTTGTTCTTGAGCGTCTTTTCGGTTGCTGCGCTTACTTCGATACCGCCACGCGGACCTTTTGCGCTGCCCGCTTTATTCTTTTTGCTTCCTTTAATTCTTTCGCTTGGCTTTGCCGGTGTGCTTGCTGCACTTTTTGCCATCTCCTTTACCTCTTCGCCGTTGCGCTCGCCTTCGGTCGTAGCTGGTACAACAAAAGCATCCGTCAGCTCGTGCTCGTTTAACCAGTCGACAAACTTTTGTAGGCTCCAAAGCTCTGCGTCTGCGCGAACACTTTGAATTTCAGAAGACCCGTCTTCCTTAATTCCGTACACAAAATCAATTCCATCTGGGGTAAAGTTTTCGTGAACCCTACGAAAGTCCGAAAACTCTTCTGGCTGAATCTGTCTTGCTGTATGCTCTGTCTTGTACGGCATTACTCTTCGCCTTCTTCGTTTTCTTCGAGGTCGTCTTCATCAACAAGTCGGTTTACAAACTTATTAGGCTGAGATTTTGATGATCCAGGCTCAGCGGCTTCACGCTGACCTTGAGCCGTCTTTAAACGACCGCCCGCCTGAGCAGCAATTCGGTCTACCTGTGAAGGGCTTTCCTCGCTTGGCTCTGGAAGGTCCGAAGCTGCGCGTACCGCCCTTTCATCATCAGGGCTTATACTAATTATGCCTTGGCTTACGAACTGCGCGAATGCCTGTGCATTTGTTTGCCACCAAGGTGTCGTTATGGCGCCACGCTCAAAGCTCAGAATCGGATATTCGGACCTTTCTAGCTTAGAGAAGTTGGCTTTGAGAAACCGTGAGACCGTCTGCCTGTTAATTGCGTTACAGATCCACTGCATTGAATCAATGGTTGCGTCTTGAATTATCTGGCTTTGAACATCGACCATAGAACGACTACCGCCGTCGCCTCTTCTGCCTTGCGTAACCCAAGCAATATAAAGCCTTTCAGCCATTACTCTCTGGTGATGCCCTGCACTCTCTAATAGCGGGGCCGGATTATATGAATGCTGATTAGCTCTCGGTACAAACTCCCACCAATCGGGATGAAGCAGGTGACCGTTTTCATCGCTATGTAGATTTGCTAGCTTGCCAGCCATATCGTTTAGCTCTTCAACAAAATCCTGTCGCGTTGGAGGTGCTCCGTTTAGCCCGTTTGCGTACTGAACGAACCTATCAAGTAGCAGCTTGCCTTGCTGTGGGGGGTCCGCATATTTGTTTGCGGCTAGGTCTTCGAGGCGATACCTCAACTGTTCCGAGCGCCAGTGCGGATAAACGGAACGAAACACACTTTGCCCGTCATACCACCCGATGTCGCCGCGATTTACAAGCCAGAGCGTTTCACGCAACGGCAAAACACGGCTCTTTACACTACCGCTTGCGTAGCCATAACGCTGCATAATGCCTAGCAGCTTTTCGGTCCCGACCTCGGTTATATAGGCATCGTAGGACTCTTGTCGTCGCCTATGTAAGCCAATGTAGTACAGTCCGTCATTTTCATCGTATTCATAAGACTCGGACATTGCGACGTGCCCGTATGTTCTTGCACTCATTAGGTGCCGAATAAGGTCGTCGGTACCTTGGTCTCCAATTCTACCACCAGCATCTTCAAACTTACCGACGCCAAACTGACTTTCAAGCGCCTCTGCTGCAATCTCGCTTGTGTTCTCTGTTCGCTTGACCACTAGCTTCACAGACGTACAAAGCCCCGTTAGATACTCTTCCGCAAGAGAAAGAATAGGGCTTGTCCGCATCATTCTGCTAATCATTAGCGCACGCTTGCGAGGCGTCCGAAACTCAACATTGTGCTCGTATTCAGAAGGTAAATGACCTCCAGTTATACGTGTGCCGCTATATCCCGCCGGCCTAGTAGGAAGCTCTTCGGGAAGCTCCAGAAACTCTCGGGCTTTGTCTTGGGCTATTGTGTAAAGTGTGCTCATACTTACCTTAGTATACAACGTGCGCGAAGCGCATACAATGCGTGCTTTTTCGCTACATTGTACCTGATTGCATAAGCAACCAAAAAACAAAATCCGTGATTGTTTTTTTTAAGAGCTAGAAACCGACTTCATCAACAATCTGCTTAAACGCTCTAATGATATTGTTTCGAGAGTCGGCAAGCGTTTTTGCTGTCGCCAGCTTTTCTTTTAGCGTATCGACAGAGCTGCCTGAACTTTCTAATTGCTTTTCAAGCATATCTGCTTTAGCGGCAGCATCGCCCCACTCTTTTTTTACGCTTGCGAGCTGTAGTTGAAGGCGCTGCGTTTCTGCCTTTTGATCAGCGCCATGATCTTCCCTTTCGACCAGCGCCGCTACTTTTGCGCCTCGAATGTCCGCCATCTTTGCGCTACTATCAAGACCGTCGACCGCGATTTTGTCAATCTTTGCGAGTGTCGCTTGCGTTATCTTGATCATCACCGTCTGCTGCGTGAGCTCCGCTGGCGTGCTGTACTTTTTCTTCTTCGAGAATGTCGGCATATTCGACTCCTTTCTCCGTAAATCGGTCTTCATACTTTTTTAAAATCTTTGTTGCTATCCGCAACTGGTTTTCTCTTAACAAGAGTTTTTCTGCAATCTGCTCATTAACCTCAAGCGCCTTATTAAGCATGTTGAGAATTGCGTTTCCTCGTGCCTGCGGAAGCGGTAACACGTTTCCGTTTTCGTCACGAACAGCCGAAAGCCCTTTGATTAACTCAAGAGGAAGTCGCATTTTTATTACACGCCAAGAGTCCTCAATCTTGACCCTGCGTCGCTTTTTTTTCATTAACAAGCCTTCTTATGTTTTTCGGAAATAATTTTCGGCACCGCGTTTCGCCACGTTATTCTATGATGAAGCCGCTTGTAGATACCCATAAGTCCGACCTTAACGCTTGACGGGTTCATGATTACTGAATACATGCTCTTTATATATGTCCCGTCATCTAAGTATGTCTCGGTCATTCCACCGCTGTTTGCCTGTGTTTGCAGCTGCTCTAGACCTACCTGATTTGCCGTGAAGAATATATAGCCTCGTGAGCCTTTGTTGACATAGGTATTTACATCCTCGTTTATCCGGCCGGTAAAATAAAACGGGCGATCAGTCGAGCAGATGAAGCTGTTCATTGCTTTTCTTTTCAACGTGATTTTCTTCGCATACGACCCCGCATAGCCTCCAATAAAATCCCCGCCTTGTGCGAGCGCAATGGTTGTTATTCTTTCATCGCACTTATAGAACTCAAGCATTATGTCGAAGACGCGGTCAAGGTTCTTTATGTAGGTCGCGCCCACAATGTACTCAAAGTTTTTATTAAACTTGTATCTAAACTCTTTGTAGTCATCATCAAGCTGAATGAAGTATTTAATTCCAAGCTTTTTCGCTATATGTTGACAGACGTTTCTTGCCCAGACGATTGCTGCCCACGGCTCTCCAAAGTTGTCGCAAATATCAAACTCTAAGCCGATTCGTTGTTTTGAAAATATCTCAACCTGCCCAGGGTACAGCTCTTCATATCTTTCTTGTTGCGGGTCTTGATCATCAACAAGTAGTACGATGCGCCCCGTGTAGCCGTGCTTTCGCAGCGTCGGTATTGTAATAACCTTATCGGCTCTTTTATGCGTTAAGATAAACGCAACAAAGTTTTCCTCATTCATCATCATCATCAGCCTCTATTGAGTTTCTAATATCCTCCGTCATGCGAAAAAAGCCGCGGGAAATGGCATCATTATAGTCAATAATAACAAGCGCAGACTTTTCCATTAGGTCTTGTATATCTGCGTTTGACTGCGCGTAGTATTCTGCTATCAGCTGATAATCAAACACCGTATGCCTGTTTGCTGCGGCAATAAGAAACGCCTTTTCAATATCACTAGCTGAACTTGTCATAATTTCGTTAACAAGCTCAATCGTCTTT